CATAAAACTCATTACCTTTTTATTATCGTTCTTAGGAATACCTTGATGCATCTGTTTCTGCCAAGTCTTTGGTGCTATTTTCGTGTACGATATCCCTAACGAAGAAATTACACCTTCTATCAATCCTACAATCCAACCAAAATGAAAATTTGATTTTGCTGAGCTGCCAAAAATTGAATGAACGTCTTCAAGAATGATATGACAATTATCTTCATAGATACTCAAATCAAAAAGATTGTTCACTATTTCATTGACGTCTACAACTTTATTATTCTTCAACAATGGAAATGCAGAAACAAATTTCCCATCTTGGTCTATTATTGATACAAAACCAAATTTTCCAGGGTCGATTCCTATATAATATTTCATTTTTACACCTCCAATCTACTTATACCATTCTCTTTAATAACTTTCAATTGACGAATCTCTTCATTTAATTTAGGTACATGAGTAACAACAAGAATAGGTTGTTTGAGAAACGAAATTGACGAAATGATATTTTCAATACCTAACGAATCTGCACTTTCCAAGACTTCATCGATAAATAAGAAGTTCATACCTCCATATTGTTTGGTAGTATTTATCATCGTTTGTAATGCCAATATCAAAGCTATTTCACAACGAGCTTGTTCACCACCTGAATAATAGAAGAATGATTCCATTTCATTTCTGAATACATAAGGAGTGATTTCATCTTTCACCTTGCCATTCGCTCCTTTCTTGAATCCTTCTATCATTATTCTCAAATCACTTCCCATCCTCTTCAATATATCGTTCGCTGAGAATTGAATATTCTTCAATTGTTCAAGTGCAAGATACATTTTGAAATCCTTGAATCGAGTCGTCCATTGTTGAACTTTAAATATCCTATCGTTCACCTGAAGTATCTCTTTATCTTTACTTTCAATTTCGTTTTCAAGATTCCTGATATTTTCTTCCAGATGTGATGTATCCTTTTTCTTCAATGGGGTTGTCTTGAGTTCGTCTATCAATTTCAACTTATGGACTTTCAATTGTTCATTGTCTGCAATCTGTTCCTTAAGTTTATTGATATTACTTTCAATTTTCACAATACTCTCATCAATTTCGTAATATTGCGACGAAAGTGTCTTAAGTTTATTTCGAATACTTATCTGCTGGTCAATAATTTTTTTTTCTTCAGCTTGAGTCTCTTTCTTTAGAGAGAGATATTCGTCAATTATTGAATCGAGTTCTTCAATTGATTTATCAATAAGACCTTTCTTTTGAGTTTCTTCTTTCAATGCACTTTCAGAAAGTTTCTTCTCAGTTTTCAAATCATCTACACTTTCATCATTCTTTAGAAGAAACTCATGATGACAATTAGGACAAGTTATAACACCTGCAAGTTTCATCTCTATCGAATCAATAGTCTTTTTGATTGACCTGACTCTTTGAGTAGATTTATTAAGTTTACTCTCTTCATCTTCTTTCTGTTTTTTATAGAGAGAAAGGTCTTCATCGATTTCTTTGTAAGTATCTTGAAATGAATTATCCTCAAGTTCCTCCAATTCTTTTTCGACAGATTTCCTCAACTTAGCAATATCTTCTTTTTGTCGCTCCTTTGCAATCTTAGACTTTTCGAAATTCGATATAGAATTCTGTTTCTCTTTAATATTGTCATCGTAAACGTTGATAAGATAAGTCAATCCAGAGATTTCATCATTTCTTTTCTTTTCCAAATCCTCTTCAAGAATGAAATTAAGTTGTTCCTCGTAAGCTGAAAGTTTTCCTTCAAATGAAGATTTTTCATTCTCATAACCTCGTTTAACCTCGTTTAATTCATCTAATCTTTCAGTAATGATATCCTTTGTTTTATCAATACTCGCAAAGTTAATAAAACGACTTATAAGAGCTAATTTCTCTGTATTTGAAGAATTGAAGAATGATTTATAGTTTCCTTTACTTACAATATAATAAGACTTAGCATCTTCTGCAGATATTTCAATCCAGTTAGTAATAAACTTGTTACCATCATTGACAGTCGCACATGTCACTGGAGTTAACTTACTCTCATCTTCATCAATCAACTCTAATTTGAGAGTTGATGAACCTTTTATCCTAATTTCTCTTTCAATAGAAAGAATCTGCTTACGAATAGGACAATGAATTTGAACACAGATATATGCAGAATCTTCACCTTCTCTGATAAGTTTTTTATCGAGAACACCTCTTAAATTAACTCCATATATACCATAGAATAGACCTTGAGAAATACTTGATTTGCCACTACCATTCGAAAGTTGGTCATCCTGAGTCCTATTCTCACCTATGATAGCTATTGATTCATTGACAAAATCGTATTTTAATGAAGAAAAAGGTCCAAAATTTCTTAATATTAATCTTCGTGGTTGCATAACGATTGTTTTACTTGTTCTCTAATTTCATTAAACAATTCAGAATCTCGAAGCAATTCATCTCTAACAGAATCCATACCTTGACCTAAACGATATTCATCTCCGTAATAAAACCAAGACCCCTTTTTCTGACAAATTCCATTTTTAACAGCTATCTCTACTACTTCTTGAACAATGTCAAATCCGACACCGAATCGCAACATTACTTCACAACTTCTGAATGGAGGAGCAATTTTATTCTTCGTTATTTTAATCTTAGTTTTGTTCGCCACTGCAACATCACCATTTTTATCTGTACCAATTCTTGCAAATTCTGCTCTTTGTGTAGCATAAAATTTAAGCGCTTTACCTCCTGGAGTCATCGTAGTTGCCCCTCCGAATCCAAAACCTCCGCCAACTTTATCTCGTAATTGATTGATACAGAATAAAATATTATTATTTTTCTTACAAATATTCTTCAATATACTTAATTGAGTTGATAGTAGACGAGCAACAAGAGCAACCTTTTGTTCACCTGATTCACCTTGTAGAGTTGCTTGAGGTACAAGACCTGCGACTGAATCAAGAACAACTAATCCAATCTCAGGACATTCTAACATCTCCCTTATGATTTCCATTGCTTCTTCTGCTGAATTAGGTTGTGATAAAATCCAATTATCTTCACTCAAATCTACACCTATTTTCTTCACATAATCTAAATCCAATGATTGTTCAACATCTACATAACCAATTGCTTTTCCAAGATTTTTCTGCACAGAAGCACAAAGATGTAAAGCACAGCTTGTCTTACCACTACTCTCGTTTCCGAAACACTCATGAATTCGACCTAACGCCCATCCTCCTCCTAATACATAATCTAATGCAAAAGAACCTGATGAAACAGTTTCTACTTCTACATTAGAACCTACTATTGCTTCTTTACCGAATCGTTTTGTTATTCGTCCAGATAAATCGTCTAATCTTCCCATAATTATAATGCTTTTTCTAAAATTTCTATTCCTTCGTTATAATTGTAATCATTCTCATTACAAAAAGTCTTGAATCGTTCAACTATATCATTAGATGATAATGCTTTCACTTCTTCAGATGTTTCTATATCAAGTATTTCAACTTCATCAAGTTTTGTTTTTACATCTATACCTAATTCTTGATAGGTTTTCTTATCAATAGAGGAAAGTTCATCTTTATTTCCTTTGAATTCGACCCTTAGAAGATTATCAGGATTCTCATCTTTAAACATCTTGACAATCTTATCTACCTGTTTGAGAGTTGTTGAATTTAAATCAATAGTGATTTTTCTGAATTTCTTTCCTTCAGATGGAATCAAGTCGTAAGTCAAATCATCATAAAGGACCCAGAATCCCTTGTTTTCATCTTCACCAAAATCGTTCTGAGTTAACGAACCAAGATGAACAACGTTATCTGATAATTCTTGATAATCATGATAATGACCACTTAACACTAAACCCCAATCCTTAAACAACGATGGTCTTATAGAACTTTCTACAGAACTACCATCATTATTCATACTTCCATCAAATGCAATGTGAGTAAATAATACGTGATTAGAATGATTCTTTTCTCCACTCAATGAACTAAATTCATCAAGCCATATTTCATTGACAAAAAATGGAATAAAATAACAAGGAATATCATTAATCAAGAAAAAATCTAAAGTTGTAATCAATTTAAAGTTAGGATGATACTTATATGCATCAAGAAACGAATTCTCACTTTCATAATTGCTCTTATCATGATTGCCGGGCACACAATAAATTTTGTGTCCCATTGCACTATATAAATCAATTATACGAGTAAGTGCATTTAAAGTTTCTTCTCTTTGACTTATTCTCGAATCAAAAATATCTCCAAGCCAAACGTGACTTGTTATTCCGAGATTATTTGCTTCACGAATTTCTTGTTCTTGAAGTTTATAAATCTCTTCAAGATTCGACGGTTTCAAATGCCAATCAGTGCTTATTATTATCTTTCCTGTCACGTTATTAAAATTTTTAAGTTTATTCATCAAATTCGTATTTATATCACAAAATATTTACTCTGATAGGGTTAAACGCCAACCCACTACCGATTATCTGCCGTACGGCAGAATCACCGAATACTTTTCTTGCTATTCCTATTGAACCGTTTATATCTGCATTAATCAGTTGATTTACAGATGATTGGAACAATCCGCGTTTCTTTCTGTTTCCAAGGTAAATATCATGTTTTTCGAGAGTTTCAAAAGCAAAATGGTCTACTTTGGATGTATAACTTTCTTCCGTTATCTTTACATCAATGCCGACTAACTTTGCCTTGTAGGAGATTTTGTCAACAAGACTTGAAAAAGGAATTTCAACAAAATTCTGATTGTTCTTCTTTCCAAGATTGATATTGTTCTTCCAATTCTTATTAAGACCTATTACTATCGTACCTATATCGTTTTTCTTGCAAAAATCAATGATAAACTTGCTGATTTTATGCATCTTGTCATTAATCCATAAGTTACGGTAACAAACTAACCTCTTTAATCTTTTTGAAGTACCTTTATCTCCCATAAAAGACATTTGTCTTGCTTTTGTTTTGTTGAACCATTGATTAAAAGATTTGACAACTTTCCCGTTTACAATGAAAAACTTCTGGTTTACATTGTTGGTACATGTACATAGATTGTTCAATCCTAAATCAATCGAAAGGAAATTATCTTTCTGTAAATCAAGATTTTGTTCCTTTCTTTCATAAATCACTTCCACAACATAACATGTTGCTTGCGGCACAATTCTTACTTGTTTAAGTTCTTCTTTCTTTACATTGGTTTTTATTGGTTGTATAATGTTTTTAATAAAATGAATATATCCATCTTGTTTTACTCTACAAGAAGCAGTAGTGAAAACAATCATATTTTGCTTCTTGCTGCTTTTGTATTTCGGTAATTTGGGTTTTGAGTGAAACTTTGAAGGACTTTTCTCAAATTCCTTAACACTCCTCATCCATCCTTTTATAGTTGAAAACACTTGTGCTATCACTTGTTGAGAAATAGAAGAAGGCAAATTTCTGAAATCAAACTGGTTTTCTCTGTTTAATTTAGTTGAAAATTCATATTCTTTCAAATAACTATTTGAGAAGATGCCTTGACGGACATTATACAAAACATAATTGTACAATAATCCGGACTTGTGGCAAACTTCCTCAAATCGGTTATCCTTGATAATATGTCTCTCAACCAGTCTCATTTCTCAATCAATCTTATTGTCAGAAATTTCAATTATTCGCTTATAACGCAGTCACCTTTAATGTATTGTCAAGATTTTTCAAAACATTATCTTTCTCTACTTCCTTGTCAAAATAGAAGCTTTCCCAGACATTGGAAATTTTTAAAGCTATTCTGAACTTCTTGGTTGACTGTGAATACCCCTCGTCATTGTATCTGCTGATAGAGGTAATCTTTATCCTCTTATTGTTTATCTGTACAAACATAATCTTACCAAATTAAATATGTTCCACTTAATCCCACAAACACATCAAAATCCTTATTGAATACTCCATATCCAGCACCAATCGAAATACCTGCACCAAAACGAGATTTCTTTTTAGGTTTTGTCCAAATCGTTACATCTTGTATCTTTCCTGGAAGATTAGATGTAATTTCAAACCTATTATCGTTTCCTACTTGTTGATGTGACAATAGGAACTTGTTTGAGATATTGAAATCAAGTTTATACTTTGCTAAATGATTAGCCCAGACTTTCAAATCGTAACCAACAGTATCAGATTGTATATTGAATCGATATAACGAATCGTTCTTTTGCAACTTATCAACTTGTTGCTCAAGACCTTCATATTTATACTTCCACTCAAATTCAATTGCTTCAACAAGTGACTCTTTTTCTTTCAATTTGTTGTAGAGTTCCTTATTTTCTTTCTTGAGCTTTGAAAATTCTGTAGAAGGATATAATTTAATGTAAGTGTTTAAAGAATCGGTATAAAACTCAATATCTTTTGTAAGAGATTCAACTTTCTTCTGATACTTGTAATTTTTGTAACAAACAATCAATGAGCTTAATATTACAATTGTTACAACTATATTGATAAGTTTATAATTCTTCATACGAAAGCGAATTATGGGAGAGATTTCTCCCTCCCTTTATTTTATCATTTTCTTTTTGTTCTGTTACGTAAGGCTTGAAGTTTCGAAGAGACACTTGACTTTGAAGAAATTTTCGTAGTCTTAGATTCGTCGATAGGTGCAGGCTCATCGTCTTCTTGAGGTTCGTCATCAGAAAGATAACCATTGTCAGATGGTTCTTCTCTATAATCATCAAAAGGCAACATTTTACCTTCTTTCATTAAATCATACCATTTACGAAGCTCTGTAACTGAAAGGTCAGATGGCAATTCTTCTGTATCTTCATACTCTCTTTCGATATATTCCTTTAATTCAAGTTTCATCTTAATCAAAGGAGGATATGTTGAAGTTGATTCTTCTTTTTTCTTAGTTCTCGTAGGTTCTGGTTTAGATTTCACTGACTGTTCCTTCTTTGTAGGGATTTGAGCAGCTTCTTTCACTTCATCATCTTCAGGCACAAGTTTTTCAATTTCTTCAAGTTCATCCAAGAATTGGTCATTCTGGAAAATTCCGAACTTGTATTGCTCATCGATTCTTTCAAGACCTTCAATCTGAAGATTCCAATCCTTACGTGAGAATACATCTACATACATATCCTCAAGTTTAGGAAGTTCTTCAAGACTTTCAAGTACTTCATCTGACACAATATTCTTTTCGAAGAATTCATCCCAATTTTCACCAACTTTAGGCAAATCACAAGAAAGTGCAAATTCGAGTTTATTCTTATCGTTAAGACTCGTGTTTACAATTAAAGGATAACCTTTCTCGTAATCTGAGAAAATATCGATACTGAGGACATTATCATCGCATCTTTCAATTGAAATCTTCTTCAATTCTTTCCACCACTGTGGACGTATATCGAATCTGTGAATTTCATTTTCAGCATACACATAACAAACATAATTCAATTGAGCAGAAATACCCCACACCCATTGTTTCTGTTTATTACGATAACCATTGATTGGTGCCAAGAACTTCTTTCTTTCATCTGCATCCTGGATTTCACTTGCCAATTCATACACATAATCAATATATGTAAGAACAGCATCTTTGCCACCCATTCTTTCACTATGGACATCAGAAGTGAAAATATCTTTCATCTTAACTTCTTTTTTACCAGTGTCTTCACCATTACTGTTGTAAACAGGACACTCAACAGGAAGTTTGACTGTCTTACGCGGAATATAAGGTCTACCTGTCTTAGAAGGTAAGACTCTCAGGACATAACGTCCTTCTTTTGCTACAGAAAAGAAACTTGCTCTTCCACCTTGACCACTAAACATAGGGTTCTTCATTGTGTCTTGAGCTTTCTTCAAATTACTATCAATGTCTTCGACACTTACCTGCTTTCTGTATTTTTCTCTATCAAATGCCATAATACTTAATTATTTAATACGTTTATTTAATTTGTTAACTATCTCATTACCAATCTCTTTATATTGTTTAATATACTCTTCAAATTCCATCCATTCTTTTTCACTTTCAAATATCTCATAATCAACTATTTTCTTAGCTAATAATTCAAGAGTGAGTCCGTATGCAACTGGAGTATTCACCTCAACATTTTCTTTACCTGCACGCTTACCGTAAGTAATTTTTATCAAGTCCCAACAAAATGGAGCGTGTAGACATTGTTCAATATAGAACTTATCAGTCAATTTAATTTTCATAATTTATAAACTTGGTTTCTTTATCATATATGTATTTACTTTACCTTCTACCAATTCTTGAACAAATTCGTTAGGAGTGACTTTCGGCAAGATATTGTTCAGCTTTTTATCCTTGGAACTGATTGCCCAAAACAATGTATCGAGTTTATCTCTCTTACATTCGAGTTCAATCAATTCAAGTTGTAAATCCTGATATTCAGTATCTAACTGAATAATCTCATCAAGACCTTTTTCTGTCAATTTAAATGATTCACCATCAACTCTTACTCTACCTTCATTCGTTGCAGCTTCTCTTCTGTATTTTCTTTTTAATTCTGAAACATATACATCACAATTCAATTTAGCCTCTTTAGCCTCTTTCTCACAATTCGCTTTCCACATTCCTACTTTATTCAATAATGCTGAAATCGTTGTTGCTTCACCGTATAAATTAGAATAATCAATCTTAGTTATATCATCCAAAAAAATCTCTTCATCACCTTCTGTCTCAATCAAAACTATCGTCTTATTTCCTTGTTCAAGTATTATTTTCATATCTTCAATTCTTTAACATTGGTAAAATTACTGTTTATTCTCGTTTTATCCAACTTATCACATCCTTAATGTGTACTTCATTAGATGAAAGAATGAACCTATGATAAAACAGTAAATGAAGTATTTAAATTAGTCATAAGACAGTATTCTTCTTTCCATTTATCCCATTGAATGTAACCATCAACAAGAAGAAGGTTCCCTTTACTGGATTGTAGGAATTCTTCATATTCAGAATATAATTCTGAAAAGACAATCACATTGATGAATTCATAGTTACTTTCTAATGTAAGAATGCAGAACTTACCTTTCTTCGATTTCCTCTCAACAATATCAAGAACATAACCGCCAATAATTGCACAGATATCGTGATTGTCACCTTCGAGATACTTGACTTGTCTCACATCATAATAGACAGCTTCATAGAATTGTTCATGATATCTATTAATAAGTTCTTCATAATCGAATGTAGCAAAACCTGACAACTTTTTCTGTTGTAATGTCCACCACCAATCTTCTTTCTCTTTACGTGCTTTGATTATACTTGTCAATAAGTCCTTATCTTCAAGTACTTTAACCCTCTTGTTTTCCCTATAGGATTCAATCAGTCTCAACCTCTCTGCAGGATGTTCTATCCTTTCAAGTTTATCAAATGCACCACTATAAATGAGATTTTCAATCACAGATTTATTGACTGGTGAATTCTTTATTATACATCTATCAATAAATTCATCCAACGAGAAGAATTCGCCGTTTTTCTCTCTTTCTTCTGCAATGAATTGTTGAGCTTTCTCACCACATTGTTTCACTGAATTCAATGCCCAATACATACTATTCGTCTTGATATCTGAAACAATATTGATACCAGACTTATTTATATCTACTGGTCGGATTTCAATTTCTCCTGATTCTTGAATTTCATTGATATAATATGGATAATCTTTCAGTTCAGCATAACTAAATGTCACAGACCAAAACTCAATAGGATAATGGACTTTAAGCCATATACAATTGTAACCGTTTCTTGAATAAGCAATCGCATGGGATTTGTTGAACGAATATTTACCAAACTCTTCCATCTGTTTCCAGAGGTCTCTTGCATATTCTTCAGTTACACCTTTATCACCAAACTTCTTTACGTATCCTTCAACGAACTTATCACCGAATGTTTTGATTTTTTGTAATAATTTTTTACCAATACATTTTCGTACACTATCAGTGGTTTCTAAGTCAAAATCAGCAAGTTCCTGACAAAGTCTCATAATATCTTCTTGGTACACAAGAAAATTTTTTGACTTAGATAAAACCTTTTCACCACCTATAGGAGCTTCATGCTCAATTTCACCTCTCTTAGCTAAAACAAACTCGTTATGAATATTATTCTCAATCGGTCCTGGACGATAAAGTGCTGCACAGATACCCATCTCATCAAGACTCTCAGGTTGCATCTGTACACAATAAGACGATAATCCTTTTGCACCGAAATGAAAAACGTCATTCAAAAATCCCTTCTTGATATATTCAAAAACCATAGGGTCGTCCAACGGAATATCTTTATAGAGGTCTAACTTGATTCCATGATTCTGCTCTATCAGCTTTAGCATATCAGCTAACTTATCAAGTTGAGCAATTCCAAGGATATCTTCTTTAAGAAAACCGGTTTCCTCTATTTCACTACCTTCCCATTCGGTTACACTGAGTCCTTTCTGTTCTTTGATTGGTACCCATTGAGCTGATGTCTTTTCATCAGGAAATATCACAGTACCACATGCATGTATCGAAGCAGCTTTAGGTGCATTGAGACAAATCATCATATCATTTATAAGTTCTGTATGAGATTTCACGAATTCTCTCAATTCAGTATCTTTACATATTGATACGAAAAAATCCTCAACACTTTTCATACCTTCTTCGTCCCGAAGTTTAGCTGTGATTCTTCTCACTATCTGGATAGGTACACCTTCACATCTTGCTAAATCTGTAATTGCTGCTTTGAGCTGCATTGTAGTATATGTTCCAAGAGATACAACTTGAGATGCTCCGAATCTTTGTTCCATATACTCTTTAACACGAGGCCGTTCTCGACCACAAAAATCCGTATCTATATCTGGCAACGAACCGAGACTGGTTTCTTCACAGATTTCTTTCTTGATTGTTTTAATCGTTATCATAATCAACTAATTTATCTCCTTCTTGTAATTCACCAGCTTTAACTATCATTTTCTCATCACCTCTAAATATCCGCACAAAATCTGAACTCTTGATTGTTATAGGTTTACCACTGTTTTCATTTATGATGACCTCCTCAACTTTATCATGACGTATCAGACGACCCGTTGTTAAAAATCTTTCGAATAGTAAATCATAATCAAGAGGATTAACGAAATTAAGTCCTAATAAATAAGAAACAAGACTCCCACACCCGCTCCCTCTTCCTGACCCAGTTAAGATATCATTTTTTCTACACCAAGAAGTAATATCACGTAAAGTCAAGAAATAATCAACAACATCTCCATCTTCAATTACTTTCATCTCTCTTTCAAGTCTCTCACCTATAACATCATTACTATACTTCTCAAATATCTCAGGATGCTCCTCCAGACCTTTGAAGATAAGGTCTTCGAACATTTCTACATTACTATCGTATTGTTGAGCTTCTTCATCTGTCATACGATAGACAGGCATGTGTCTTACTTGAGTCTCAATGACGAAGTTACATTCAAATGAAATTTCCTCAAGATTGCTTATTGCATTTTCAAATGTTTCATAGAATTTCTCGTCATCAGAAAACAGATAACTCAATTCTTCAAAATACTCTTGATAATTCTTGAAGTATTGATTGTGACTTTCGTGCGTCGGTACTTTACCGAGTTTGTTCAACTTATCTTTGATAGGACTCCATTCCTTCTCAATATAATAAGCATCACACATTGCAACTGGTTTTAAATCGCTTTTAAAGAATTTCTTCAAATTATCGAGATATTCTCTATCACGATTGTTTTTCTCATATATAACTGTATCTAACTGGTAATAGGAAGTTAATTCTTGGAGATTCTTTGGAATATCTTTATAAGCAATTGTTTTTGGGTCCCAAATGAAAACCAATCCATCACAATATTCCTCTAATTCTTCTTCAGAGACGAATGATGAATCTTCAGTATTCATAATTTCATTCAACTTCAACAAATTAGACCAACCAACACTATTCTTTACAAATGCCTTTACAGTATATTTAAGGTCCTTCTGTTCATTTAGAATTTTAATTTCTAATCCTTGTATTGCACGAAGACCAGCTTTCTGACATGCATTCTGGAATTTCATGGCTGCAGCAAGTGTACCTTTTTCACACAAACCAAGACTTGTGATACCAAGGAATTTCGCTTTCTTACACCATTCGTCGTATAATCCTACACCATTCATCAATTCGAATGGTCCGTGTATACCTATATAAGTTGAGATTCTGAAAAGTTCATCGTCTAATTGAGCTTTCCCAATCCATTTCACTCTTTCAAGTTTGACATTCTTTTCTTTTCCTTTTTCCAATGAATACCAGATACTACCGAATCTGAAGATATAATAGTCATAATCTGTCAAATCACATGCCCAATGAAACTCTTCATCAAAAAGAATGCCTTTTTCGTCATTATCCCATTTGATAGGTTCAAACAACTCGTAGGTCCTATCATTGATTTTTAAGACGAAATCACCTAATTCTTCATACGAAATAAAATTATCGTCGAGATATTGTAATAAATCTGCATATAGTTCATTCATAACAATATTCTGTTAAAAAGAAAAGGCTGAGATAGATTTCTCGTACCTCAACCTTTTCATAAAAATATTCAGAAAGAAGGGTT